CCTGACAGTGCCGCCGCCGTGTGTATGGTTGTTTACCGTACATTGTCCACGATAGGAGGTGACTGGATCGACGCATGGATGGACTACATGGTGCGCCTCGACAAGGAAGCGCAGGGCATGTTCGCCAATGGGTGTAGTGCCGAGAAGTATGCACACCGCAAGGTCGTGATGACCAATAAGAAGTTTACTCAATGGGCTATGGACAATAACTACATGTTCGCCGCCGACAAGAAATAGGGGAACACTATGTTAGCTATAGGTAAACAACTTACCCCAGAGCAACGACTGTCCAAGGCTGTCGTTGACATCATGGGCAACCCTAAATACGTTGCCCTCGCAGGTGTCCTGATGATCGGTGATCGTTCGGTGGTGGGCAACATACCAACGGCATGTACCAACGGACGTGACGAGATGTATGGGCGAGACTTCGTTGACTCGCTCACTGATGCAGAACTACGGTTCCTTGTGCTGCATGAGTGCTATCACAAGTTATACCGACATCTCACCACGTGGCGACATCTGTACGACCAAGATGCTCAGCTTGCCAACCAAGCGTGCGACTATGTGATCAACGTCAAGATTGCAGATGACAACCGAGATGGTTGGGCAGCCATGCCCGAAGGTGGGTATATCGATGCCAAGTACCGTGACTGGGATGGTGCCGCAGTCTTTATTGACCTACGTGATAACGGCGCACCGCAAGATGGCGACGAGGGATCAGGTGGCACCACTGGTGACGAAAACACCGCTATAGGGGACGACAACTCTGCAGATGATGGGTCAGGTGATAACGACTCACCACAAGGTTTCGACAGCCATGACTGGGACGGTGCTGCCGAACTTACACCAGATGAGAATCGTGAACTGGCACGTGATATTGACGAGGCAATACGTCAGGGTGCGTTGATCGCAGGTAAGTTGGGGTCAGGTGGTGATCGCGCCCTTGAGGATTTGCTAACCCCGCAGATAGATTGGCGTGAGGTATTGCGTGAGTTTATACAGACCACATGCGCAGGTAGTGACTACTCGACATGGCAACGACCGAACAGACGTTACGTGTCATCAGGTTATTATATGCCCAGCGGTATCAGTGAGCAGGTGGGTGAACTGGTGATTGCAGTGGATACGTCAGGCTCTATAGGTCAGGTCGAACTCACCGCGTTTATGTCCGAGATTAAAGCTATCTGTGACACGGTACACCCCGACCATATCCGCTTACTCTATTGGGACACACGTGTGTGTCAGGACGAGAAGTATGACATGCACCAGCTAGACGACTTGGTGCAGACTACCAAGCCCAAGGGTGGTGGTGGCACTAATGTTGAGTGCGTTACCGACTACCTCACCGAGCATGGTGTCAAGCCACAAGCCGCGATTGTTCTCACCGATGGGTACCTTGGTGGGTCATGGGGTCAATGGTCTTGCCCTGTGCTATGGTGCATCTTAGATAACAAAAATGCAAAGCCCGATACAGGTAAGCACGTAAACATAACATCAAGAGAGATGTAACATGGAATACCAATACGCATTAAAGCTAATGGAAGAAACTGTAGCGTATAGGGTGCAACAGTTAGAGACACGTGCGGAGGCAGAGGAGACATCCGAGGCACGTATGGCAATGAAGAGACGCGCGCAACAAGTACATGATGCGTTCAACAAAATCAGAAACGGCTAAGTTTAAGGAGAACGACAATGGCTAGATACGAAAAACAGAAACTTGTTAGTGGGGCACTAACATCAACAGCGACAATCAGCACGGAGTGGGGCGAATACATTACACCCTTTGCCGAGCGAGTATGTAAAGAGTTGCGTGTAAAGAAGTACCCAAGATCCGGTAAAAGCTACTGGATATACCGAGATGATTGCCCCTGCGTACTAGGGTGGGTAGGTTTTGGTGACTACCGAGATGGTGGTGATGGTACGCCCATGTATGTGGTGCAAGCACGTACGATTACGAACCGTAAGTACTCTGATTATAGCGACCAATACAAAATGAAGATGTCCACCAACTTTGATGTGGCAGTACGTAATGCTAAGAAGTTTATACGTATGATGTCCCCGCAAGAACTAGCAGGTACACGTATGAGAGACGTAGTCAGTGCAATAGATGATATTAAGGCGAAGGCAAGGACCGAGTTCACCGAGATACGTGGCAGCGTGCTCGACGTTGGGTCAAGCCTGTATTCCGCAGAGACCAACAAGGGGTCTTCCCTACTCAATGAATTACAGCACCTGCTAAACAGTAACCACAATTTTATTGACGCTACGTTTGGGGATCACCTTACTGACTTCTTTGTTAAGCGAAATGAACTGAATAGATTGAAAGAACGCACCGTGCCAATGTGGTTTGTACGAGTATACGAGCGTAGGAATCAGCAGGTGTTTGATGTGGTCAGCATCGACAAAGCTGAGAGTAATTACCACACAGAGATCAGTGATGATGCAGAACGCTACACAGCGGATACGTTACCCGAAGATATCATGCAGAAACTTTCTGTACTCAATATCCTGCAAGCCAATGATTACGTTGATGATGTTGGTTTCTCTGCGGGGGAGGGTATGTTCTATGTCGTGCGATAACGACTTACCACATGATGATAACATATACCGCGTTTACGTAAATCCACACACCAACGCTGTCGAGGTGTCATGTATCGGCATGGAAGTTGACAGCGCGGTCAGTGGAGAGTACCCTTCAGTAGATGACCTACCTTTGTGGATGCAAGAAAAGGTTGCCCTACTGATGATGACCCCTCTGGACAAGCCAACTAGTGAGGTCGAAGGGATAGGCAGACGGATTGATAATAATGTTTACTGGATATTCCGTGTGTGATGTTAGTGCGGCACTAACAAGGGGGGTGGTTCGCCATCCCCCGACTTTGATTTTGATACCAGTTCCGAGGGGAAATCCATGACTAATGAACGAGGGGAAATCGAAAAAAGATTATCTGAGGGTTTGTGCCCGTGGTGTATGCAACCCTTGATGCAAACAGAAGACCCCAATACGCGTAAGTGTACACAGTGTAGCGGAAAGGTTACTGATGTAGACAACACAGGAGAACGGGATGACACCAGAAGCGAAAGTTAAGAAGAAAGTAGCGGCGCGCCTAAAGACGTTAGGAGCCTATTACTTCTACCCGGTTACCGGAGGTTACGGTAAGAGTGGCGTTCCTGACATTATCGGATGCTACGAGGGTAAGTTCTTTGGTATAGAATGTAAGGCAGGTAGAAACAAACCAACTCCCCTGCAAGAAAAGAATTTATCTGATATAAAAGCTAACGATGGCATAAGTCTTGTCATTAACGAAGACAATATAGATGACGTGTTGGTCTACATTGGCGGTAAGCACCACGACCCACGACAGTTAGAGTTAGATTTTGGAGACTCACCTGCCTTGAAATTGAACGACGCCAGACTATGGGCTTCGCGGAGATCGCTAATCCAATTGGAGCGCACAAGAAACCGAGGGAAACAAAAATGATTCTTACTATGCCAACTGGGGAGTACAAACCTACGCCAAGAGAGATGGCACGCGAAGAAATTCTACAGACGATTTATCTGCTTGCTACACAGAGCATTGAAGACGCACAAACGCGTCTAGGTAGGAACGGATACGAGGAGTACCTAACAGCCGCCAAAGCTGCCGCAAAGATCAAGCAACAACGTAAAATTTACAACAAACTCGCGGTTCAGTGGGGCGCTGATGAAGGATTTGACCTTAAATGAGCAACCCATTCAGAAACGAATTGATGCGGAAAATGTACGCTTCCTGTACAGATTCTGCTCGCCGCGAAATTTGGATATTGCCAAACGGTTCTCAAAAACGCGGCTCTGGCCACTCTGCTGCCTTCTGGGATGGATACAACAATCGCCCAACTGTTTGCCACAACCCTGCCGACCCAGCATTCAGAACTACTTTGGGTTACGCAGCATATCGCGCTGGGCAGGATTGGAAAAAAACGGAGGGGGAAATGAAAAAGGAACTGGTATCGACTGCAAAATTAGTCGCGGATCGCCCAACAAAAAACGTTTCTAGAAAACCTTGGGAAACTTTTAAGCGATTCCGGGGATGTGAAAAGTTCTATGGGTGTGTGGACAAAGCTGGCTTTTGGTTCGATTCTGCCGCAGATTTTGCAACCGCAACCCACTGGGTCGCTATGTTTCACGGACGTGGTCAACTAACTGAAAAAGAAGAAAGTGAATTCATGAAAGAATCTCAATGTTCAATTATTCATTCCGACACGCTACAGAGAATGTATGAAGCTGGGCTGATCAAGTGATAGAAAGAGCCAAGCTAGAAATCGCAGTTTTTTGTCTGGCAGTCACCGTGCTTGGTCTGGCAGTCACCGTGCTTGTAAGCATAGGCACCCTTTCCACGGAAGACGATGTCAAAATAGCAGAATCCCACTGCATCGATGGCATCGTCGTAATCGCAGACGGAAACGTAATAGGGTGTGTCAACGGAACGCAGGCGGCAGGAAATACGTGGGTTCCCCGCTAGAAATCATTGTGAAAACGGTTTGTTGTATAGCCGTCGCCGTGCTTGTGAGCATAGGCATAGTTACCCTCGTGGGCATCTGGTCCTACTTTATGCGAGGAATAATGTGAGTTACCTATTATAACGCGGGACGCTCCCGCATGGAGAAGTGAAAATGAAAGTAGAACAACAAAACCGAAGTGAAACAGAAGTAGAGCGGCAAAATCGAGTAGCAGCACTCGCTAATGCCGTGCGGCATCGGCTGCGTGAAGAAGACGCGGACGCTGTCGTAGCGTCTGCCCAAAAGTATTTTGAGTTTTTACAGGGAGACATTTAAGTGAGACCGACGAACCCGTTTAGGAGGACAGCATGAGCAAGAAACGAACTAAAGCGGAATGGAGGGCTATCGCAAATCATTGCGTCGAGGCTTATCTGATTGCTCCGAAGTATTCACCCATGCGGTTGTTCTTTTCGTGGGGTGAGAAGTACGCAAGAAAGCAAGCCGCACAATCCCCCGAGTAATCAACCTAACCGCCGGACCTTAACCGTACGAGGGTCTTGTGGTCACTTGTTATATCGTACGAGCATTAGGAGAACGACATGATTACCAAGAAGAAACAATCCCCCAAGAAACAACCCCGCAAGGCCGATAAGGTACGGGCGTATCTAGTTAATAACAAAGCAGCTACTCCTGCACAGGTCGCAAAGGCTACGGGCGTATCGTATGGGTATACTTACAAGTTAATGCGGAAGATCGTACCGCCGACAGCAGTGTTTGTCGTAGAGGAGGAAGCGAAAAGCACTAGAAAAAAGCCGCAAGCCGCCAACCAAAGACAGGTTGGTGGACAACATTACGTGGCTTTATCCGTCGAGCCTTGGGCGGCAATAGAAGCGTGGATGACTAATGAAGAGTTCGTTGGGTTCTTGAAGGGCAACATCATTAAGTATCTTGCCAGAGAAAAGAACACCAATGACTTGGACAAAGCAGGTCATTACATGCAGAAGTTGTTAGAGGTGAGGTGATGGACTTAATCACGATAGATTTTGAAACCTACTACGACAAGGATTTTTCCCTATCTAAGTTAACAACTGAGGAGTACGTACGCGATCACCAATTTGAGGTGATCGGCGTAGGTATAAAGGTGAACAATGAAGGAACTGAATGGGCAAGTGGAACACGTGAACAACTTAAACAGTACTTACACACCTTCAACTGGGCAGAAAGCATGGTTCTTGCTCACAACACTTTGTTTGATGGTGCCATTCTCTCTTGGGTGTTTGATATTCATCCTCGCGTGTATACCGATACTCTGTGTATCGCCCGTGCTTTACACGGGGTGGAAGTTGGCGGCAGTCTCAGGGCGTTATCTGAACGATACCAGATTGGGACTAAGGGGACCGAAGTCTTAAATGCGATAGGCAAACGTCGAGCCGATTTCTCCGAAGAAGACTTGGCGCTGTACGGGGACTACTGTATCAATGATGTCGAGTTAACATACAAACTCTTCAACATCTTTCTAAAGAAAGGCTTTCCTAAACAAGAACTTATGATAATAGACATGACGCTACGTATGTTTACTGAACCGTTCTTGGAGTTGGACATTGGGTTGCTTGAACAGCACCTTGAAGACACGCGAGAACGTAAAGACCAACTACTTGAGGATGCAGGTGTATCTAAGGAAGACCTTATGTCTAATCCTAAGTTTGCCACACTGCTTGAGGGTCTAGGCGTAAAGCCGCCTATGAAAATAAGTTTACGTACAGGCAAAGAAACATTCGCGTTCGCCAAGACCGACGAAGGGTTTAAGGCTCTAGCTGCCCATGAGGATGACAGGGTGCAAGCGGCAGTAGCCGCACGTCTAGGCACGAAAAGTACCCTTGAGGAAACACGTACTCAGAGATTTATAGGTATAGGTAAACGTGGAACTTTGCCGGTTCCGGTAAGGTACTACGCCGCACATACTGGGCGATGGGGCGGTGATGATAAGATCAACATGCAGAACCTACCTAGCCGTGGTTTAAATGCTAAGAAGTTAAAGCGTAGCATCCTAGCACCCGAAGGCCACACATTGATTGACTGTGACAGCTCGCAAATCGAAGCACGTGTACTTGCATGGTTGGCAGGTCAGAATGATATTACTCGATCATTCGCTAACAACGAAGATGTGTATAAGGTTATGGCTTCTCGCATCTATGGTGTTCCCGAGAAGGAAATAACTAAAGAGCAACGGTTTGTGGGTAAGACTACCATCCTTGGCGCAGGTTACGGGATGGGTGCAGTTAGGTTTCAAGAACAGTTAGAAGGCTTTGGGTTTGAGATGGGGCTGGATGAAGCGCGTCGAGTTATCAATATCTATCGTGAGGCTAATTGGAAAATCAATCAGCTATGGCGCGATTGTCAAAACATGATTAAGTACATGGTGAACGGCGATACCATACAGGTAGGTAGGGAAGGTGTGTTGAAAGTATTAGGATCAGAACGTGGGATTCTTCTCCCTTCTGGTTTGATGTTACGTTATGACGACTTATTAGGTGAACAAGGTGAGCGTGGTGTTGAGTATAGCTACAAGACACGGCGTGGTCGCACCCGAATTTATGGTGGGAAGGTAACAGAGAATATATGTCAAGCGGTAGCGCGTTGCATTATTGGGGAGCAAATGTTACAAATCAGCAAGAGATGTCGCATTGTGTTAATGGTGCATGACTCCATCGTCGTATGTGTAAAAGACGAGGACGTGATCGAATCGAGAGCGTTTGTTGAGGAGCGTATGCGTTGGACACCCGACTGGGCGACAGGTCTACCTATCAATTGTGAAAGTGGACTAGGAAAATCTTACGGAGATTGTGAATGAGTTTAACCCCGTGGTCGTTCAGTAAGATTAAGGCATTTGAACAATGCCCTAAACAGTTTTACCACGAGAAAATACTTAAAGAGTATCCTTTCGTCCAAACCAATGCGATTTTATACGGTAACGAGTTTCACAAAGCCGCTGAAAATTACATTGGGCTGGGTACTCCGCTACCTAAGAGGTTTGACTACGCCCAATCAATGCTTGATTCCCTTAACAACAAACGAGGGGTCAAACTATGCGAACAAAAGGTAGGCATAACCGAGAACTTAATCGCATGTGGGTTCTACGATAAAGATGTTTGGTTCCGTGGGATCATTGATTTGCTAATTGTTGACACGTTGGGGGAAACCGCATGGGTCATCGACTACAAGACGGGTAAAAATGCACGATACGCAGACAAGGGGCAGTTAGAACTAATGGCCCTAGCTGTCTTTATACACTACTCCGAAGTAAAGAAAATTAAAGCGGGGCTAGTGTTTGTTGTTAGTAATGATCTTATCAAAGCGAAGTACCATGAGTACGATATCAGCTCCTTATGGGATAAATGGCTAGGCAAGTATGAAGCCATGAAGATCGCCGCTGAAAAAAACGTCTGGAATCCGCGACCGAATGGGCTGTGCAAAAGGCACTGCCCTGTCACCGTGTGCGCTCACAATGGGAGTAACTAATGCCATACAAAAATAAAGCAGATCGCAAGAAACAAAAGAACAAACCTGTCAATAGTAAAGAGTTTAAGGCACGTATGGAAAGACAGCGTGCCAGAAGAAAGATGGATAAGACAGGTAAAGACGCTAACAAGAACGGCAAAGCCGACAAGAGAGAAGGCAAGGACGTAGCGCACAAGAAACCGTTGTCACGTGGGGGGTCTAACAGAAACGGCGTGACAGTACAAAGCCGAAAGCGTAACCGTACGGCAGGTGGAACCTTGAGCAAAGGCCGAAAAAAATAAGTTAGTGCCACACTAACATCGCGCCGAAAGGCGTTGCGATGGAGAATGAAGTGCAGATATTAGATAACAAGGCGCTATTACTGCGCTTAAAAAACCCCAACAAAGTTACTAAAGTTGTCGAGAAGAGTCGAGAGCTACCAAACAATCAAGTAGTAGTTAACTGGGGTGTAGACGAAGCGCATACCCTCAAGAAGTTAAACATAAACGTACCCTCACCTATTGAAGGTCAATATCAATGGTCTGGTCAGTACGTACCGTACGAACACCAGAAGACCACAGCCGCATTCCTTACGATGAACCGTCGAGCATTTTGCTTTAACGAGCAAGGCACAGGCAAGACTGCCTCTGCGATATGGGCATCCGATTTCCTAATGACCCAAGGTAAGATAAACCGTGTGTTAGTTATCTGCCCGCTTTCGATCATGGATAGTGCGTGGCGCAATGACTTGTTTAGTTTTGCCATGCACCGCACGGTCGATGTGGCCTACGGTGCTAAAGAGAAGCGTAGGAAAATCATCAACCAAGGCTCCGATTACGTCATCATTAACTATGATGGGGTAGAGATTGTAGCTGATGACATAGCCAAGGGTGGGTTCGACTGCATCATTGTGGATGAGGCTACCCATTATAAGAACGCACAGACCAAACGATGGAAGACACTGAATAAACTGTTAGCCGCTAAGACTTGGCTATGGATGATGACAGGTACCCCTGCGGCTCAATCACCCCTCGACGCTTACGGCATTGCTAAGCTAGTCAACCCCACTGCCGTGCCGAGGTTCTTTGGTTCGTTTCGGGATATGGTGATGTATAAAGTCACCAACTTCAAATGGAAGCCGAAAGAAACTGCTTCGGATACAGTCTATAACGCACTGCAACATGCTATCAGGTTCACAAAAGACGAGTGTCTGGACTTACCCCCTATGGTATATGTCAAGCGAGAGGTAGAACTCACGCGCCAGCAGGCCAAATACTATAAGGAACTAAAGAATAAGATGATACTACAGGCCGCAGGTGAGGAGATCACAGCGGCTAACGCCGCCGTTATCATGAGTAAACTCCTACAAATATCTTCTGGTGCGGTATACACCGATAACGGAGAGGCGTTAGAGTTTGACATCAAGAACCGATACAAAGTTTTACGTGAGGTAATCGACGAGAGTAGTAAGAAGGTGCTTGTGTTCGTGTCGTTCAAGCACACGATAGACATCCTTACAAACAAACTACTCGACGATGGGATAACTACTGAGATTATTCGCGGTGATGTATCCGCACCCAAACGCACAGATATATTTCACCGATTTCAAACGACCGATAACCCACGTGTATTGGTAATCCAACCACGAGCCGCCGCTCACGGTGTCACGTTAACAGCCGCTAACACAGTTGTATGGTGGGGGCCTACCAGTTCGCTAGAGACTTACGCCCAAGCTAATGCGCGTGTTCACAGGGCAGGACAAGATCATAAGTGTACTATCGTCCAGCTCCAAGGTTCCGCCGTAGAGAAACGTGTTTACACACTGTTAGATAACAGAATCGACGTACACACAAAAATGATTGATCTTTACAAAGAATTGCTTGACTAAGGTATTATACGTTAGTAGAGTGAATCTCCCGACATAATTTGTCGTGCGATTAGGAGAACTAGAAATGAGTGAGGATAGGACGTTAGCTGAGAAGCTGACACGTGTTTATTTAAAAATCCGAACTAAGAAAGCCCAGCTTTCGTCGGACTATAAGAAAGAAGAAGCCGATCTTAACCAGAAACTGGATAAGGTCAAAGCCGCGCTACTCGACTACTGCAAAGAGCAGGGGCTTGAGAGCGTAAAGACTTCAGAGGGACTTTTCTACCGTTCGGTGAAGACTCGCTATTGGACCAGTGATTGGGAAGCCATGCACAAATTTGTTATGGAGCATGAAGTACCTGAGTTTCTGGAAAAGCGGTTGAACCAAACTAATGTAAAAACTTTCCTTGAAGAAAACCCTGAGACTGTCCCTATGGGACTTAACGTAGACTCTGAATATATAATTTCTGTGAGGAAAAAATGATGAATGGCCCTTTTGTACCAATCGAAGCGTTGGCTAAGCACTTTTCCGTATCGGTTTCGACCATACGAGCATGGGTGCGCCAAGTACACATACCAAAAGACACATACATAAAAGTAGGTAACACATACCGTTTCTCTATCGATGATGTGTCTGTTGCCCTAACCAAAAAAGATACCCCCAAACCTACTAGCAGTACCTCTACATTAGGCATCAAGGCAGACATAGCGGCTGCTGGATTAGCAGCAGTAGCTACCACGGCAGTAACCGACATCAAGTCAGGAGTAGGACAAGGTTATACCGACGAGGATTTGTGAGGAGAAGCAGATGCAGAACGTAGGTGAACGCCGCCGTATCAGTATCAACGGAAGTAAGTTTCGTGAGTACATTAACGGTCAACAAGACGCGGTGCATGAAGGTGCATTGAACGTGATAATTGTGAACGCCGCTAAAATTTCTCGCTCTTATTATGCAGGGGAGTATGATGCTAGTAGTCCGACACGTCCTACGTGTTGGTCAGCAGACACTAGTGCTCCTGCGCCAGAGGTGAAGGAGGAAGACCGCCAAGCCCACCGTTGTATGGACTGCCCTCAGAATATTAAGGGGTCAGGATCAGGTATGTCACGTGCGTGTCGTTTTGCACAACGGTTAGCCGTGGTACTAGAGAACGACTTTACCAAGGTGTACCAACTGCAATTACCTGCAACATCGTTGTTTGGTAAAGCGAAGGAAGGCAAGATGCCTATGCAAGCCTACGCGCAGTACCTAAATTCTCATAACACCCCTGCTCTATCCGTGATTACCGAATGCGCGTTTGATCAGGGGAGTGCGGTACCCAAGTTGTTCTTCAAGGCAGTACGTCCCCTTGGGGAAGAAGAAGTGAGTCTTGCGGCTTCAATGGCTGATAGCCAAGAAGCTAAAGAGGCTATATCAATGTCAATGCCCTCAAGGGGGTCAATCTTTGCGGAAGTAGACGGATTTGTCTATGACGCAAATGCAAATTAAGGAGACTTTTATGTCTGAGCAATATGTAGTTAAAAAAATAACCGCCATGTACCCCAAGCTGGATAAGACATACAGATACGATAGCACGGAACAACGCTCCGTACCGTGTGGGCCAACGGATGATGGTGCTGAGTACTCGGTAAACTTTATCATGGACGATGTAACAGCCAAGGCGTTGTGGTCATACATGAAAACAACTTATGCCGAGGAAAAGAAAAGGAAAAAGAAAAAGAATTGGCCTGAGATTAAAAACCCATTCAAGAAAACAGATGATGGGATGTGGTCCCACAAGGCTAATTTGAAGGGCGCATACAACGGCGATAAGACTAGGAAGCCATCGCAGTTTGATGCAAAGACTAATGCACTGCCTGATGATTTCCAATTGACTAGCGGTAGTATAGTAAACATCGCAATCAAGGGTATTCCTTACAGCGGTTCGATGGGCGCAGGTTGTTCCCTAAGATTGCAAGCAGTGCAGGTTCTTAAACTTGCAGAGCGTAAGCAATCGAACCCCTTTGCTGCCGAAGACGGATACAATTCTAAGGAGGATAACCCGTTTACAGTAGTGGTTGAAGAGCCTGTTGAGAAACCTATTAAGGAACCTACAAAGGTTGTTAAGAAGACTGCATCTGCACCGCCAACGGATGACAGTGATTTGAGTTCGATTATTGATGACTGGGATGACGAAGACTAAGGACATCGTCAAAGTAATCGAACTACATCACGGTGCGGGCATATTTCCTCACCGTGATGGTTTAGGCAGTGGGTGGACCAATGGAAACAAAAACATTTTTATCGAAGGCATTAAGTAGTGGTGGCTACTACTGTGTATTTTCGGCACGATCAAGTGACGAACGCAAAGCGCAGAAGTTCTATGACTCAATAGATGCCGTTGTAGATGCCGCCCACAATTATGATAAAGAAGGATACGATGTTTATTATGGACTAGCCACGTTTGATAAGGCAGGTTCACGTAAAGTCGATAACGTAAAGAGATTAAACTCTTTCTTCCTCGATCTGGATTGTGGTCCGAGCAAAGAATTTTTAAATCAAGAACAGGCTATACAGGCACTGCGGCGTTTCTGTAACCGCAACAAACTACCGAAACCGACGATGGTTAATTCGGGGCGAGGCATACACGTGTACTGGTTCTTAGAAGAATCGGTGTGCTTAGATGATTGGTTGCCTGTAGCGGAGCGGCTTAAAAGGTTATGCGCACAGCAAGATTTTTACGCTGATCCCGCAGTAACCTCAGATGCGGCACGTGTGTTGAGAGTTCCTCACACACATAACTACAAGACCAACCCCCCGTCAGACGTAGGATTCTTTGGCTTGACCGCTAAGTTTGAGACCGTTGATTTTGATACATTCTCAGGCTTACTTGGTTCCGAGCCGATACCAGTTCCTACAAAAAACATACCTAGGGAATTCAGCGCAACCATGCAGAACCTCATGGGTAATCAGGAAAACATGTTTAAGGACATACTGATTAAGACCCAACGAGGCGAAGGGTGTGAACAGCTTAAATACATAGTCCGAAACCGAAAAACTATGAGCGAACCATTGTGGAGAGCAGGGCTATCTATTGCTAAGTTCTGTACTGATGGAGATAAAGCTATTCACCTGATGTCCAAAGGACATCCAGAGTACACGCCAGAAGCCACACAACGTAAGATGGAGCAAATAAAAGGGCCTTATACATGTGCACGTTTTGACGAGTACAACCCTGACATCTGTAGAGATTGTCCTCAATGGGGCGCTATCAAATCTCCTATCGTGCTAGGTAAGAAGTTACGTGAGGCTGAAACTGACGATGAAGGCAATTATGTAGCGGAAAGCATCGAAGAAGATGCGCCGACCTACGTTATACCTAAGTACCCACCGCCCTATGTGCGTGGGTCAAACGGTGGTGTGTATGTACGTACCACCAATGAAGACGGTGATGTAGACGAGAAGAGAATATACCATAATGACTTATACGTTATTAAACGAGTTAAAGACCCCGAGCTGGGCGAATCATTGGTTATGCGTCTGCACCTGCCCCGAGACGGGGTGCAAGAGTTTACACTGCCGATGAGTTCAGTCACGTCAAGCGAGGAGTTCCGAAAAAAACTTTCGTCTCAAGGCGTTGCAATTAAAAAGATGGATGAACTGATGTCATACACACTAAGTTGGGTGGATGAATTACAAGCCACCAGTACAGCAGACGAAGCCCACGTACAGTTTGGTTGGGTCAACGATAAGCTAGATACGTTTATTCTAGGCAATCAAAAAGTAAAAAAGGATTGTATAGAATTTAATCCACCTGCTAATCAGACGGTAGGGTTTTTTCCACACTTTGAGGCCAAGGGTACATACGAAGCATGGCGTGAAAACTTGGAACTATGGAACGACGATAGGTTTTTGTTACAACAATTTGCCCTTGGTATGGGCTTTGGTAGTCCTCTGATGGAATTTTTGAATGAGAACTGTGGGGCAGTAGCGTTCATAAACAATGAGTCTGGTACAGGTAAAACCATGATGATGTACGTTACAGCAGGTATTTGGGGCAACCCAAAGAAACTTGTTTTGGATAAAGCCGATACTGTGTTGTTTAAGATGAACCGTGCCGAGGTTATGCACAGTCTCCCAACGGGTATTGACGAAATCACCAATTTAACACCACGCCAAATGTCTGACCTTATATATCAAGGTACGTCTGGTAGACAGCGAGGACGTATGACTGCTAGTGCGAACGTAGAGCGGTACCAAGGTAGAGAGTGGGGTTTGTTGATGCAGTACACAGCGAACGCTTCTGTTATTGAGACAGTCAGTCGTGGCAAAGCCATGCCGAAAGCAGAAGCCCAGCGTATTCTTGAGTGTCGGGTGGATCGTATATTTGACAAGGTAAAGGACAAAGAACTGCAAGACACGTTTAAAGCCAATGTCTTTGAGAACTACGGACACGCAGGTATACCTTTTATACAGTGGGTAATGAGAAATTTAGATGAGGCGAGAGCGATAGTAAAGAAGGTACAAAAACGGGTGGACGAAAAGGCACAGCTAACATCTGAAAACCGTTACTGGTCTGATACAATGACCGCCACAATATCAGGACTACTGATTGCCAAGAAGATTGGGCTTCATGATTTTAATGTCCAGAAAGTTTTTAAATGGGCAACTACTGACCTTGTTTCACAAAACAAACGAGGACTAAACGAGATGACTGGTTCAGTAACTGACATCATGGGCGACTTCTTTGCCGAAAACATAAGCTACATTATCCAGATAAAAAGCACGGTAGATAACCGTGGGGTGCAGGGTAACGGTCTTGACGAGCACGTAGTGCCAGAACAAATCGCACGAGGCAGATTGGTTGCACGGTACGAGACTGACACGAAACTCTTTTTCGTTAAACCAAAACCTCTTAAAGAATGGTGTGGTGAGTTACAGGTTAACTACGCACACTTGGTTAGCGAGATCATGAAGAAGTGTGGAGGCAAACGTAAGAAGATACGGCTAACAAAGGGTACGAACTTACAGCTACCCGCTGCCGATACAATAGTTATGAAATTTGATGTAGACCCTGACAATGAAGGTATTGAGAACGTATGATCTATCGCCAGATGGCGTGATGATAGAAGTTAGGTGGGAGAACATGGCTATCGGTTCTTCCATCTTTGTACCCTGCATAAATACCGGCGAGGCAATAAAGCAGGTAAACAAGATATTCTGTGATAGCCACTGGGAACTCGAGCAAAGACTACGGATCGAAGGTGGAAATTTGGGGGTACGCTTCTGGCGCACAGTGTGATAAAGTTTGATAGGCAGCATTGGTCCCCCCTCCTGATGTTATGTTTGCATGCCGCTGACTTAACGATTGAGGGTACAAAAATCTGTCGTTCTCCGTGACCCCCTTTTCGGAGGGGGTTATTTTTTGTTATACCGTTTAATTGGCGTGAAGTGGTTGTTTACGCCGTAAAGATGTTCCTCTGCGGCTCTACGCATCCCCGGAGACAGTGTTATACCGTAATGCATATTCTCAGTAGTTTTCATGTGTCCTTTCAATGAATCCATGATTGAGTCAATAGACAGTTCAAAACTTGGGTGTTTTGCATTAAACTTCAGTACGTCACCTTCAATACGCGCAATCTCGCCAAAATCCGCTTGCCGTGCGGCGATATATATCTTCTTAGATAAGTTAGATCGTTGCTCAGAAATTGAACGATCTATACCCCTTGCACGTTGATTCTCTTCTTGGATACGTATGTATTCTGCTGGGGCGAATCCTAGGAACTGTGTAACCAACTCACCACCTGTCATATCATCATAGATAGGATCACCACGGCGTGAATATATACCCCCATCTTGTTGGTATCGACCTAAAGCCTTATACATATTGGAGATACCGGCAGGCAACATGCTCTCAATCCCTCTCTGCATTTCACCATTGTATATAATATCCATCCCGCCTCGCGCTGTGCGTTTAAACACACTAGCGGCAGGGCCACCGAGATAGTAACCAATGAACTCTTCAGCGGATGGATCAGGGTTGTACCTGTTCTCTTGAAAAATTAATCCAGATAGACGTATGCGTGCTGCTACGTCAGCACCTATACCAGCTTCGTCTAGTATCTGGTTAAACGCGCCTTTGTACCAACCTTCTCCGACAGCGTTGCGGACAATTGTGTTAGTGTCGTCTTCGTCGTCATCAAGTAAGAACAAGTCTGCTATTAATTGCACCGCACCGTATAACGGAATACCGTGTATCCCTGCAAAGAACAAGGAAGACAAATGGATACCTATAAGTTGTTTCGCGGCGATCTTCCGAACTTCTGGATCAGTTTGTAGTGATAGTGCGTCACGCGCAGTTTTAAACATTGTGTAGTACATGCGCAGGCCGTAGGTCTTGTACATAGCGGCAACACGCAAAATGTGTTCTTGGGCAATACGCGGTGCAGTCTCAAGGGTAGAGCCACCATTATATTCTTGTGTATCGTAGAGTGCTTCTTGTGCCGCTAGGTTCTGTCGTTCAGCCATCGGCATCTTAGGGTTATCAGTTGATATACGGTCTAACGCCAAATTATATGCCGCAACCATAGTCACCTGCCTGTTAAAGCGTTCTGCCTGATTGAACATCATGGCAGAAAGACCAGTACCAACGTCAAGACCCACAGACGCTTTACGTGCTAACGTGTCAGTTTTACGTACTTTACCACCTTCTTGTAGTCCAAGAGCGTCAAAGATGAAGGATCGGTTCAGGTGTCCACGTTCCGACGCCAGCCGTACCAGTGGGGCTATACGTTCTAACTCCTTTATACGCTCCGCAGGGATGTCTTTTTCTTTCTTAACAATAAAGTCACCGTTGTCGGTGATGTCATAATAGGCATCCAAACCGTGCGCCATTGCGATCTTATCTAATTTAGTTTCACCATACCCACGTGCGCCTGTCACAAACGATGTGGCGTGCATGATTTCGTTGTACGTTTTTTTGTATCCGTACCGTGCTCCGAGCATGGGGTAGGTAAACATTGGGGTCTGCGCTAGCTGCACCATAGCAGAAGCTGCGTTAAAGCCGATTGTGCCGACAAACGCGAGTTGGTTGAACGTACGAACATACCGTTCAATCTTTTTCATACCCGCGCCGTACTTGGCAAAGTTCATGCGTATTTTGATTTCTTCACGTATTGTATTGAATTGGAAGTCTTTTCCAGCTCCAAGCCCGCCAATCCACGCGCTAGCTCCTTTATAGTCAGGCACTTCTAAGCCGGTAAGACGTACCTCCATGCTTTGAATAAGCGCGTTGTAGTTTAATTGCTCTACCTGACTAGCTAAATCATAGCCTTTGCTCTTCATAGCGTAGACCGCATCCTGCATATATCCGGGCGTATTCCCACGTTTTTTCAGGGACTTAGCGAACGAACTTTCCGGTAGCGTATCAATGAATAGCCGCATGATTTCAGATTGTACTTCGGGACCGACCTTGTTCGCGCTTAATGAATCAAGCACTTGTTTTACAAATGAGGATGGCGGTGCGTTGTTAAAGTCAGACGTTTTAAAGTCACCATCCATACCTTTAACGGTCTCTTCTCTGACATTGGGGTCTTTCTTTAACTCGGCTAAAACTCGGTCGCGTTGCCGCTTACTGTCAAACATCTGGAACACGTACTGATCGTTCGCTGATGTAACTGCATCCGCTTCGTATTGGAACTCTAATTTGTAGCGGCCTTCACGTAGTAGCGGGAAGTAAACATCTAGTGTATTACTGTCAAACAACTTAGCAAATACTTCTTTCTTCAACTTTGCCGCTGCATCAGGGTTCTCACGTAGTGCTTCGTCAATACGCCCATTAATCGCATCTTTAAGTTTTCCATATAGATTACGGTACATGTCGCGCATCGTGCGGTAGACTTTTTGCCCATCAGTACCCAACGCATCCCAGTCCCTACGTTGCAAATCCCAAACTTTTTCTAGGCTGTTACCACTTTTATCAGTTTTGCCTTTGTATGTGCTACGTGGTTTGGTTGGGTCTACCTGATAGAGAGTAGCCCCATACTCTTGGCTGTATATTAAATTGTCAAGGTTCTTCCGTTTCTCTTTAGTGCCACTAGCGACCCACTTGTCTACAACCTTTACTTGTTCATGTACATACTTGTTAGCAGCCGACATTGAACCACGTCGTAACTCCACCAACTCGTGAAACTCTAACGCAAGTTCACCTAGTTCGGTGTCAGCTCTTTTAGCTATATCGCTAAGAGCCAGCGAATCTACTAATTTTAATTTGATAACTGTTAGCTTTTCCCCCAAACGGGAGAGCGTATCAAACATACCGTTAGCCCAGTCACTACGGAACTTGTCAGTCAAGGGTTGGTGTACTGCTTTCTGCGTAGCGTCTATCCCTTTCATTACTTTTTTGACACCCTTCGCCGTAGATTCCATCGCAAGTTCATTTGCGTTACGGAACTTAGGTGCGGGTGCAAGAATGCCTTCTATAAGCCTGTCAGCGACTGTCTGCGCTGATTCAATCTTCTTAGGTTGCATACCAAAAAGTTTACGTAAGAAGTTCCCTACGATGTTGTTGAACCGTTGTAAGGCGTTAACCTCTGTACCGTTAGGGTTGATCGCGGCTAGTTTAGCTCGGAACTCAGGGTTTGACATTGCTTCAGCGGTAAACTCGTCCACGTCTTTCGCACCATACGCAGTATCAAGATAATCTTTAACATCCTCAAACAACTTAGTGAGCTGGCGCGTCATGGGGTGGCTTTTGTTTGCCAACGTAGCGGATGTCGCTGCGTGGCCCATTTCATGCAGTAGTACATGAGGGATCATGCCGATGTCAGAGTCAAGCTTGATAGTGTTTGTCGTAGGGTCAAACGATCCCGCATCCTTGAGGTCTTTGACAACCTCCACTTTGGTGTCGCCCACCACATCAGCGAGTTTACCTGCCATCTGTGCGATGCGTTTATCCGGTGTTGTAACCGACAGTGCTCGTAACGCGCCCTTTAAGTTGCCAGCACGTAATAGTCCACGTACAGCCGGGTGCAGCGCCACGTCCAGCCCCATAACCGAACCACGCGCTAGCTGCTTCTCGAACCGCCGACCTAACTTTTCTAGGTTGTCACGTAGGTCTTGCTTCATGTCCGCTGCAAATTGCGCATCTTCTGCCCTATCTCTAGCGTCTAACTTGGCCTCACGTTGTCGGGACACCTCAATGTAATCGGTGCTTTCAATCCTTTGTATCTCACGTATTTCTTTAGCGAGGGTCTCGTCGATCCACTTGTTTGTCTCTGCCGATAGATTAGCTTTAGCCCAATCAAGTACCCGTTGCGCAGACTGACGGCCCGTGCCTTTGAAGAAATCAACTTGGGCTTGGGGCATGTCATCAGTTGAACGGAATTGCTTGGTGCTGTGCGCCACGTCAAAGATAGCCATATATAGACCATCTGAGGGGCGACGAAGTTTACCTAAATACGTTATCACAGCATTACCCAACTTATCACGTGCACGTGCGCCGTTAGTCAGTAGTGTGAGTATTTTTAGTTTGTCGTCAGGCGTAGTTCTTTCCTTGCCCACAGTTTGGGTAAACTCTTGGCTAGTCTGCTCTGCGAACTGTCTGGCCGGTTCTGGTTGTTCCGCAACCTGCGATAGTTCCATCTGCCTGATTGTCGCCGTAAATTGTTCTGCTTGTTCTGCTTCCGTCTTGCGTGTCGTAGCGGTTGTCTTCTTCTTTTTCTTCGCGGTTGTCTTCTTCTTCTTGTTCCCCGCTGAATCTTTTGTGTCAACTTGTTTTGGTGTAGTAGCCTTCTTAGCCGTAGCTTTCTTCTTAGTCTTACGCTTTGGCTTTTCTTCTTCTGGCACCGCGATTGGCTCTGGCGAATCTAATGCACGTTGCTGTGCTTCTTTTCCTCGTACAGGGTCACTAACGCCACTCCCAACACTTGCCACTCCTCTTCCTCTAGGTGGCTTAGGCATTTCGGTACTCGGTTGTGCAGTAGTATCGGTACGTGGGGTTCCCACAGGCGATCCAGAAACTGGAATGCTATCTCCACTTGGTGTTGGCTGAGTTGTCCTAGTCGCTGCATTGGTGTCTCCTTTAGCAGATGCACGTTTACGTGACTTAGGTTGAAACAACTCAAGCTGTGCTTCTGGCACACCCTCAAGTTTCCGAGCTACATTCAGCCGAGTTTGTTCGGGTACTCTGCTGTTGTTAGCGAATGCAACAAACTGCTCACGGACCGTAGGATCATTAAGGTCTTTACCTTCTGTACGTATTCGTATCGGTGCCTTTGGCGCGATACCAAGGTCATCCATAAATTCTTTTGTTATTGTATTTGGAGCAGGTGGTGCCTCCTCTACAGGTGGTGTTTTCTTACGGCCCATACCGGGGAACGACATCTGCGACGGAGTAACAGGTTTTTGTGTACGCTCTGGAATCCGTGCTTCCATCTCTGCAAGCTGTGCAGCTTCAGGTGCAGTTTCTATCGGGGCACCAACTTCAGGTGGCGCTGGTTCTTGTGGGCGCATACTTGCAAACGCATTAGCGGCCCTACGAATACGGGCAGCTTCTTGTTTTGTAGGTTTAGCGCGTTCACCACTAGTAATGTTCCGCCGCTCTAATTCTTTAGTAAATTTACGCTCAAGGTTAACGTAGCTACCTGTAGTCGGTTCACCAATAACTGCATCGAGGGCAGCTTCACGAGGTCTAGTACGGTCAGCACGCGCTTCGTCTTTTTGCGCGGCTGTATCAGTTTCTTGCTGCGATGCACCACGTACTTCTTCAAGGTCTAGTACAGCTTCTTCGTTAGCTTTTAAATAAGCCTCAATCTCGGCAATCTCGGCGTCGTTTAACTCACGCTGGTCCATTTCGTTGAGGACCTCTGACTCCATACGGCTAATCATGTCTGGAGTGCGGTCATCCCGTACAGCTTCAAGGTTACTTACTACATCTATATCTTCAGCGACTCCACCATCTTCGGGTTCCGCAGTAGTTTCCGCAGTAGTTTCCGCAGTGGGCGCTAACGCCATTATTTCAGGGGTATCAGTTATGGTGTCAAACACCATATCTTCTGTGATCGTCGCAGGGTCTACGTTAGCAGCTCTGAGTTTATCTACTGCGGCGATAACCTGCTCGTCAGTAAAGTCAGTTAGTGCGCTACCATAATCGGTACCTTGTTCAACCGTGCTAGCAACGCGTGAAGGGAACAACTCCCCCTGCACTTGGCCTTCTTCTAGTCTAGGCTGATCTACTTCTGGAAGTGTTACTTCTTCTACGTCGCTTGAAGACTCGGTCGCAGATCGCCTTACAGCGCGTCCTTTAACGAAAAAGTCTACTACGCCTTGGATAATAACACCTGCACCACCACCTGCAATGGCTTCGTCAATTATGTCTGCGTCTAATAATTCTTTCTCAGGGTTATATCCCCGCTCGTTCATATTCTGTAGGAATGCGGCGGCGGCTTCCTGTGCGGCTTCTACGCCACCTGTAGTCAATGCACTACGTATTTTACTACCACCTTCTTCGACAGCTTTACCGCCGATTTTGCCCATTAACTTAGTCGCGCCCGGAATTTTTAAGATTTTACCTAAAGGTATGATTTCAAGGGAACCGATTGCGGCACCACGTAACGTAGCGGCATTACGTTCTTCTTCGGTAGCATCTGCGGCACGTGCACGTTCACTTGCTTCACCAGCACCTGCGCCAATACCGACAGCACCAGCGGCACCTAAACCTGCAATACCTGCCCCAAGTGCGCCTATACCTAAAGCACCAGCACCATAAGTAGCAGCAGCGGCGGCACCTAATGTACCTACAACTGAACCTAAACCAGAAGCTATTGTATACGTTAACGCGTCTTGGTCCCCACCTTCGGGGCGTAGGTAGTTAGCAGCAGATTGTATTTTATCGCGAGTGGCAAGTTCACTCTCTTCTTCGAGTAATGCAGCACTACCAAGCGCCGCCATCTCTCCGGTGTTAACAATACCAGCGCCAATGCCTGAAAAGATATTTTCAATAAATCCTGATTCTTCTGGAGAATTTAGGTCTAGATTTCTATAGATAGACGCGAGTTGCTTTCCCCTAGAAAGACCAAGCCCGTCACCTTGTCCCTGCATCTGTGCTTGAATAGCCGCAATAACTTGTTCTCTAGTTGCTCCTTCAGGACCTTCTAATTCGTAAGTCCTTCCATCAGGCCCTTGAATGCTATACAGCGCCATATATTGTTCCTCTAGTTACCTGTAACAGT